TCTTGATAAAACTTCACCTATTGTTATCATAATTTTTATATATCAAATTCATTATATTCTTGTAGAAGATCTTTTTCTTCTTCCTTTCTTTCAAGCTTATAATTTTCTTTATTAAAAACTTTTGAAATCTTTACACGTGGATCTACTTCTACATACTTTTTCCAATTTTCAGGATATGTTGCACTTACTTTTCTACTAAAATCTCTTGTAGCATCAAATGCCCATAACTCATGATTTTTGAATCTATACTTATTAGCAAATGTTGTAAAAAATATTTTTGCTATATGTTGATCACTTTCCCAATTTCTATGTTTTATTTTTTGCATATACTCCAGACTTGTTTTCATATCCATGTTATATCTCTTCTTAGGAGGAGGACATGTGCCAACAAAGATATGTCCAATTTGTAATGGTAATTCTACACCATCTCTAATATCAATTGCAGTTTTCCAAACATTTTGATTAAAAGTATATATAATATTTTTTATTTCATCTGATGTAAGATGTTCATACTGAGGAAATTTCAATTTTAAATTTTCTATAAACTGAGTATTTAATATATTACAACTTGTTTTTCTAAACCTTGGTGCATTTAAATCTGGTTTTCTTATTTCATTCATACAGTATACATTAAGAATTTACTAAAAATTATGTAGATATTAAAGGATTTTTATAACTATATTATATTGTGAATACAAATTCTGATATAAGACCTTTGTTAGCTTCATGTATATGTATAATAGCTGCACGCTGATTACCTGTCCATTTGTTATGATAATGATAATAATCTGATGAAGTTAATGCAGGAATTATTCTAGTAACAAACCCTTGTTCTTCATTCTCAGTAATTACTTCTTTTGTTTTTCTACCATGATAATGTCCTGTATATAGAAATCTATGTTTAGAAGATCCCCACTCTTTTGGAAAATCAGTAGCAAATACTAATGGATTATTTTTAGAAGATACATCACCATGCTCAAGAGCAATCATGTTGTCATAATACATTACAACCTTTCTTTCTTTGTATGTTGTATTAAATATTATTTCTGGTGATAATTTAAATACTTGTGATACTGCATGTATCAAATGAAAAGAAGATAGTCTATCATGATTACCTGGAATAAAGACTACTTCAAGATTATTACAAAAGTGTTTCATCTTGCCTATTGCTAAACATATTGCATCAAATGCTTTCATATATGCTTTAGTAGCTGTTTCAGAATTTTCTACAGGAGTTCCTTTTGTAGTAGTACCATCAAATGTGTCCATATTAAGTGTATCAGGACCAATAACAAATATTATTTTTTCAAGATTATAGTTAGCATATGCTTTACCTATTAAGTAACATATTGCTTTATCCATAACTATGCCCATGTTTTCATTACCAGGTTTACCAAAATGTAAATCTTGTAAAGAAATAACCCCACATACTTTTTCTGAAGATGACTCATTTAAATATGCAGGGTTTATTTTATCATAGGTTGGTAGTTCATATTTAGACAACTCTTCTATAAAAGATTTCTGAACTATTTGTTCTTGTGGAAGTCTTGTTATTAATGCTGATACTAACCATTTATTATTTTGTTCTTTATTCCAAAACTGTGATAACTTCCATATTCTGGTATCAATGCCTAGTATTTTAATTATCTCATCAGGTGTTCTAGGTTCTGTACTTGATATACCTGTTATCTTACTTGTACCAGTATCTAAATTTTGATGAGTTTCAATTACTTTTGATTCTTCATTTTTTTGTATAAATATTTTATCATCAATATTTTTAAAAAAATCATCATCCATTATCTCATCATTTGTAATATTTTTTATAATATCTAATGTTCTTTTTTTAATAAACATATAATCATGAAGAGATAAACACATTCTATCTGCTTCTTCTTGATTAGACTTTTTTCTTGTTAATCCTTGATAAATTAGTTTACTAATAATTTTCATAATCAATTATTTAGGGTTATACAAATGTAATGAAAAGTTTTTATAAAAAAACAACCCCCGCGTAACAGCGAGGGAAGTTTCTCAGAATATGGAAAACCAACAAACCATTTCTGATACTATTATAAGAAAAATTCACCAATTCTATTAAAAAATAAAAAAGAACCAGTACCACTAGCTGTAAAAGTACCTGTGTAAGTACTATTTACAGTACCATCTGAATTAAGTACATAATAACCTTTTGACACATTTCCTGTACCTAAGTAACTTGTTAAATATCCTGCAAATAAAACACTACCATCATTAAGAACACTTACATCATATCCACATCTACCTATTGTAGAAGAAGAAAAATCTCCTAAAACTGTTGTTGTGTCAATAGTAAATGATGTATCTTTTGTTCCATCAGTATTAAGTTTAATTAAACCATTTGCTCTATTTGTAGTATCATCTGAACTATTATAATATGCAAAATTACCTGTTACTAAAATACCATTTACATGTGGTATAATTCTTTCTACACATACTCCATATTGTAGTAAAGTTCCAGACCCATAGTCTTTTGTACCATCTCTAAATGGTCTAAACCAACCTGAGTTAATACCTAAACTAGCATTTGGTTTTAAGAATCCTGTACCTGTATCAAATTCTAAAACTGGAGCAATGTCACCATTTTTTTTAATTTTAACAATGTTATATGCATTTACTCCTCTATAAGTATAAAAAGCACCACCTGCATATATATCTCCTAATACATCAACATATATTGTTTTTACTATTGAAGATGCATTTATAAATCCAGTAGTAGTATCACGTACAGATTGTTGTACAGAAAAACTTGTTGATAAAGCACTAAATGTAGGATCTAGTGTTCCATCAAAGTTAAGCCTTACTAAGTTAAGTACATTAACAAATGTACCAGTAATATTTGTATAAGCATTAAATGCTCCTGCTACTACAATTTTTGTTTCAGTAGGATCTGATTCGTCAAATTGAATATCATATACACATGGAGGCATACTAGCAGCTGAAGTATAACGTAATCCAGAAATTCCTATTTTAAATATAGTTTGAGGTATAATTGCTCCTGTAGTTGCGTCTAAACAAACAAGATTTGCTGAACATGGAATACCTTTATATGATTGAAAGCTACCTCCTACAAATATTCTATTTGAAGCTTGATGGTATTTTATTGCACGTACAACAGCAGGAGTAATTGTACCAGTACTTACTCCAAATCCTTGATTAATACCTGATCCTGGATTAAATGTTCTATTTATTTGACCAAAAAATCTTGTAGATGAACTAGTACAATTTAATTTAATAACACCTCCTGACAAATATGAACCAGCTTGATCTGTTGCACCAGCTCCTGCTAAAGTACCTATAAAAATACCATCATTAGCAAGTTCAGTAGTATAAATATTTGTATTATTTGATGATGGTACACTAAATCCTAAAACAGGTTTTGTTGTATTAAGATTTCCTGCAGAACTATCTATTTTTAGCATACCTGTTTGAGGTGTAGCTATGTTACCCATAATAAATGATAAAGCTTCACCATTACAAAATTGAGGATCAGGACATGGAGGTATTTCAATAGTAAAATTTGTAGGATTACTATTTAAAATTCCACAATTTGTAGTAATAGAACCATTGTAAGTTACACCACATACCCATGGAAAACTAAATGATGGTAATGAACTTGTTAATGATGTAGAACTACCACCTGTAAAACCATATGTTAAAGTATAACCTACTGCACCAGGTAAAGCTGCAAATGTTACAAGTACATTAATACCAGATATAACTACAGTAGGAGAAAAAGGTTGTGGACAATTTGGTTCACAACATGATTGTTGTGTAGAAGGTGATGGTTCACATATCCCATTACCTGAAGCTGGTGTAGTTATAGTACATGTACGTGTTTGAGTACAACCAGAACCTGGTACACATGGATCAGGTGTCCAAGCTGTACAAGTCCATACACAATCAACATCTGGTGGTTGTACACACCCTCCTCCTAATGTAGATGTTATCATTGCAGAAACTCCAGGTTCAGCAGCTGTCCACTCAGCACTTGATGTGCTAATAGGATTAAATGTATCTGTATCTAAAGTATATCCTAAAATATAAGATATTCCAGTTTGATAAAAATGTTGCCATCCTTCAACAACATCATATATAACCTTCATATTATATACACCATCTGGTGTAGTAATAGTCCACCAATATTCAGGAAACCCTGAGTTTCCTAAGTATACTGGTGCAACAGATGTATAATAAGTAAAAAGTTCAGGATCATCACCGCCACTATTTGTTATTAAAATTGTATATTGAAAACACATTTTTACAGCAGGACATGTTGATATTTGTGAGGAAATTAAAAAATCGTTACATAACTCACAATTGCTCCATATTTGAGTAGTATTATTACTTATTGGTAAATAGTTGCTATTATTATTTAATGTTTGATATCCTGCTGCCATAGTACCTAAAATAGGTGTTATATGCCATAAAAGAGTAACATTATTATACCATACATAAAGATCAGGAGCACCACAAATAAATTCTAATAAATAATATGGTTTCTCATTAAGTATACCTACAGGTGATGTTAATATTTGTGTAGGATCAGGTTCTGATTCACACATATAACTACTAAAACTAAAACATACATCTTTAACATCACACACTTTATAATCAACTAAAGATCCACATTCAGCACCACCATTTGCAGCAGGTGTAATTACAGTTCTTGTACGTGTACTTCTACCACATACTAATAACTCATCTTCATAATAACATTCACATGAACTCCATGGTCCCCATGCACTAACTACACAGTCTTGTGGCACTTGTTCACAACAATCACATATAGGTAAAACATTATTAAAAATACTTAATACTTCTAAAAAAGTCATTCCTGATTCTATACCTAAACATTTAATATTGCTACCTGTATATATTACACAAGCAGCATTATATTCATTACCACATAATCCTGACAAATCTGGAAGTGGTAATGGTGTTATTGTACTAGGACACGGTGAACAATCGTTGCAATTATTATTTGGATACATATTTTATTTTTATAATTTTGTACTACACCATAATGAGTCATAATTTGCAACAGTAAATACGTATACATAGTTATTTATACTATCATAAGTAAATACTAAACCAACTGATAAAATTTGTGAAATATAAGTACTTACTTTTACTGGATCATTGTATCTGTCTTCTAAATAAGTTTTTAGAAAACAAATATTATCATCATCATCAATAGTACCATATTCAACAACACCATTACTCATCAATTCTAGATAAGATCCTTCAGGTACAGCTGTTTCAAATGTTTTAAAACAAGTATCTAAATCTTTACAACATCTAGGAATAGATGACCAGCACATTTCTGATTTTATTAATAGTGAAGTTGAAAATGTTCCCATAAAGTTATAGCAACAAGGAGCACTTGCAGGATTAGTTGTCCATCCTTTAAAAGTTGCTAAAGATATAAACATAGAAGCATTTCCTAAAAAATAAATATTTCCACAAATATCATCTATTGCTTCACAACTTGGTTCACAGTATGGAGGAACAGGATAAATACCAAAAACACTACCTGTTGCATTATTAGATATAAAAGTTGAAAGATCTAAAACAGGACCAGATGCATCATATGCTTCAAACAAATCTTCAACAAATTTTTTAAAAGGACTTAGACAAGCCATAGTGTATATTTTTTATTATTAAACAATGTTTATTTTTTTATTATATTATAATTTTATTATCTAAAATTACATGCAATAGCACATTCAGTTTTTAAACTTGAATCAATTACATTACTAAATGTATTAGATACTTGGTCAGTCCAGTTAAGTGTAGTTAAGTATATATCTAATGAAGAATTAGATAAAGATGAATGAAATATTCCTACACCAGTGTTTGTAATAGAATTAAATCCACTCCAAACTTCCCATCTATTATTTAAAGAACTCCAAAATACATAATATGTTCCTGTATTTGCACCTTCAGTATAAGGAATTATATAAAAATATTTACCATTTACTAAATTTGTTTCTGGTAGGTTATCTGCATATTCATATGTTGTAACTACTCCTAATGTGTTTCTTTCAGTTTTTAAACATAAATATAAATTAGATCCAGTGTAACTACTTAAAAATTCAAAATATTCTGCAGTATGTGACATTAAAATATTATCATTAACACATCTTATTACAAGTCCTTTATCATAACTTCCTATACTAGGAATACCAACTATAGTTAAAAATAATTCTTGATTTTGAGCTTGTGTAAGACCTGTTGAAGATAAAAAGTCATATATAAATTTCAATCCACTATGACCATTAATAGTATTAATTTCAACAATACCAAATTGTTCAACAAAGTTTTCAATAAAATTTATTCCACTAAATGCTTCTATTCCTAACAACACTGATAATTGATTTATGTAAAACATAAAATCAGAATTTGATCCACATTGTGTATAAGCTTCACCATAAGATGTTGTAATAGAATCTAAATTTGGAAAATCAGCAATGTAGTCTTCTGAAAATTGAAGCCAAGTTCTTGAATTTACAAATAAAGACAAACAACATAATTCGCCTACATCTTTACCTGCAATTTGAGAAACATTATAATTTTCAAAAAAACTTTCAAAATCAATAAAATTATTTAAAGTATAAGGACCATTACAATCTGGACAACATAAATTAAATTTTGTTAATATAAGTCCTTCGTTTAATGCATCACTAAAAATTTCCATACCTTCTGCCATTTTTTTTATTTTTTATTTATTATTATAAACCTGATGTAGTAAAAGCATAATTTAAGAAATATACAATTGGATTTTCACAACAACTTGTACATAATACTAGTGGTGTAATTGTAACATTTGCTTCTAAATCTTCTGATTGATCTGCAGACAATATTGCAAGATTTTCATATGCACCTAAACAATTAACTTTAACAGTCATTGTCAGTGTTGATACTTGATAAGGATCCATTGTACCAATTGTCCAAGCAGGTGCTAACCATGTACCATCTGTTACAGTATTACTTATATATTCAAAACCAGTTTGTAATATATCTGTAACAATAACATTTGTTGCTGTAGAATTACTTGTGTTACTTACAACAATTGTAAATGTCATTTCAGATTCTACAATTGGAGTTAAAGTACTTGCTGTTTTTTGAATTGTTAAAATATTATTTAAACAACATTCACAAACTCTTGCAGCCAATGCTTGTATAATAGTATTTATACTATCATTAGTTTCAATACCTATACATGGAATATCTAGACCTGTATATATTACACAATTACCATCATAATGTTCAACACAATCCTCACCAATACATGTAGGAGGTGTAGGTGGAACTGGAGGTGGAACAGGTGGACAACAGCTATTACAGCCACATCCAGGATTACAATTAGAATTAGTACAAGACATATTTATTTATTTATTTTTATTATACACAAACTGAAAAAGTATTTGCAGGATTAAATTCTGTATTTATATCATTTACAGATACTTGACAACTTAACACTGTATTAACTGGAGTACATAAAGCAGTGCCACAATTATTATAGGTTCCTGCAGCATATACATAATTAGCAGAAGAATTACCAGGAATTATAGGTATTATTACATCTACATATGATGTTCCATAAAATGAACAACTTGTAACTGCATATCTTATTTTAACTTCAATATTATAAGCATTCCCATTTATTACTGGAACTCCTGAAACAGCATTTACTAATTGAACAGTTGTTTTATTATTTTTTTCTGTATATGCTACAGGTAAAGCACTTTCAGTACAGAATATACTCGTATCTGGAGCAGCTACATCATCAACATTAATATGAAATAATATAGTAGGTACTAATAATTCAGTAACTATAGGTGCACCATTTGATTCACCACAAGAATATCCTGCATGTATATATACTACATATTCTGTACCTACAACAATAGAAGAACCTACAATATTTACGCTAAATGTACTATTTGAAACAACAGAGTCAAAAAGAGAAGGTCCTGTTGGAGCACTTCCTGTCCATTCAAAAACTTCAATTCTATAAGTAAGTGGTAATTCAATTCCTGCATAACTAGGTGCAGTCCAAGTAATTGTAGAATATGCTGTACCTATTGTCATTGCAGTAACATTTTCTGGTACTGCTAATACACATGGTAATGCAACTGGTAATGAAAAATAATTTACAAGTTGGTTTCTCATATCACATACAGTTAACCATAAATTATTTATAGCATCTGCAGCTGTTGTAGGTGTGCCAACCCATTCTGGTATATCACCCATTAAACCTGAACCAAATAATACTGGAGAACTTGCTAATGAAGGACATTGTCTATTTACTGCAGCAAATAATATTGTTGAAATACCAACACTACTTAACATGTTACAATAAGATGCTTCTAAATTTGCAAATGCATCTTGTATTAATAGTGTTTGTCCTGGTGTAGGTGCACTTGCACATTGAGAAGTTACAAATATTTCATATGTATATGCTTGCAAATTAGCAACTTGAAATTGTAAAGTTGATACATTATTTGTAAGCATTAATATGTTACTATTAATATTATTAATATCTAATATAACTGTACAAATAGTATTTGCTAAATACAAAAGATAATCTGTAAAAAGCATTGTAGTTACAAGATCTCCATTACTATCTGTAAAATATAAACATGGAGGTAATGCTACATATGTGTCTGATGTTGATGTACCAGTATCACCACTATTTCTATTTTCATTTCCAAAACTTGTACCTCCTCCATTAGCTTCTAAACTACAAATTTTATTTATAATAAGTTGTAATAATTGCTTTAAATTTTGAGGATCTTCAACACCTGATTGTATAAAACAAGCAAATTCTAATGTTGTAATATCAAGTATATTTTCAGTAACATCACATAATAATGTTGCAAGTTTAAATACAACTTCATCTATAGAATCTCCAGCACACAAATCTATACAAGGAATATCTGGTCCTTGCCATATCACACATGCTGTAGATATTTTAGGGCAGTTATCTCTATTAGATCCTGGAGTGGTTATTGGTGTTCCCATTATATTGTATTTATTTTTTCTTCAATTTTTGATAAACTACATATAGCAGGCATTACACATGCACATAGTTCCATTTCTTTTCCTCTTATAAGTAAATTACGCAAGTCATCTGCAAGTTCTACATTAATAAGTGCAGAGCATGTTTTTAAACCATAACGCTTTCTTTTATAACCTGCATATACAGATTCAGCAAATACTTCATTTATACGTATAAGAGTATCCATTTACTTATTTGTTTATATTAGTTGCTACTCTTTTTTGTTCATTGCTTTGATATACAAGCGATTGCTCATAAGTACTTAAACAATTTACACATACTGATGCACCATTAGATGCTTTTCTTGTTTGACAACCACAACCTAGTTGTGCTTGACAGTTGCTACATTGTGCCATTTGGTTTTAATATTTAAAGGTTATTAGTTATTACATGTTACGCAACATCCTGTTAAATACTTGGCGAGAAGCTTTTCTGCATATGTGTACATTTCTACTGCCTGCAAAGGTGCGTGACAATATTCTGCTTTTGCCTTTGCTGCTTCAATATACATTCTAATGTATCTTAAATCATGCATCTTTTGATGCTGCTCTGCATTTGGCTCACATGCTTGTAATTGAATTTTACATACCTCTCTGTAGTAAGTATTCATTATATGCGTTATTCTTAAATAATAATATTGTACAAAAACAATATCATTTGGTGATACACTATATCTTATTGTATATAATCCATCAGGAAATGTTCCAGGTTCAGTATCCACTGTTGTTATACCTAAATCTGATGTAGACAAATTTAATACAAAATTTGGTGCTAAACCTTCAGCTTCAGTATAATAAATTGGTAAAGAAAATCCTGGTAAATATATGTCAAGTCTAGGACAATCAATATCAAGTCCTTCTCCATATACAGATGCATCCAATATTCTTATGATGTTTTCACAAGCTGTATCTGGAATGTCTAATGCAAGGGTGTGTTTAATTGCCATAACTGGTTTATTATAAGTATCATTACAATAAGAATTTACAAAAAATATTTTAATAAAACAAAAAGAGGAAGCAATTTAATACTTCCTCTTTCATATTTATATACTTTGCAGTACTATGGTTGCAATGTAAGTCTTACATCATAGTTATTTGCAGAATTTAACAAGTTTGTAAAGATACCTTCAAAAGTAGAATTTCTTGTAGAAGCAACTACTCTTACCAAGTATTGATCATTATCCATTGTTCCACTTGGATTACCTTTACGAGGAACACTGTGTAAAATGTTGTAAACAACATATTTGTTACCACGTGTAAGTTCAGTAAAAGGATTATAATCAAGAACCTCTCTTAAACGTGGATCTTGGATCCATGGTTCTTGTTGGTATCTCTTAGCTAAGATTAACTCTCTAATAAGAGTTTCACCAAAACCTCTACCTTGTATAGCTTGTTGTACTTCAGTAGGTACAAAACATTGAGCTAAACATTGATTTCCTAATGGGTCTAATGCAGTAATAGAACCATAAATTTCAACTGGTTGTAATTCTACGTGATCTCTTGGAGCAAATGAACAGTCACCAAATACAGTATCTACATAAGCACCTACAATTTCTAAGAAAGAATTTACAGTATCAGGAGCAGTAGCACCTGTTAATGGAGTATATCCAGCAGTTGTAATTACACCATATATTTTAGGAGTAATAATAGTAGTTGTAATATTAGCAATAGCTGTAGTACTTGGAGTTTGAATAGTATCAGCAGCAACTAAAGCAACAGCTCCAGAACCAGTAGCAGCAACATAACTTGAAATTACATAAGCAGTTACAGGAGTAACAGAACTAATTGTAGTAGAAGCAACAGTTTGAGAAATATTAACTGTAAAAGTTGAACCTGTACCACCACCACCAGTTAATAGTTTAGTAATAGTTGTACCAGCAGCAACACCAGTTCCAGTAAGTACTTGACCTACAGAGAAAATTGTGTTAGTTGCAGTACCTACAGTAAATACATTACCTGCAATAGTACAACCAGTTGCAGAAGTAGCAGTAGTTGGTGTAAATACAACTCTTTGTCCAGCTAAAATACCTGTTCTATCAGATACTGTTAATGCATTTGCAGCAGTTGCAGTAGCTGTAGCACCAAGACCACTAGATAATAATACTTGGTTCCATACAGTTCCTTGTACATAATCTTTTATAGTTGGATATAAAGCCAATCTATCTGCCCATCCTAACAATACAATATTTGGATCTACATTATTAGGAGAAGTTGCAGAATCACAACATCCTGTTTGTGCATCTAATGTAAAGTAAGCATTGTGAGTTAAGAAACGCAATACTGGAGAACCTTTAAGATCAATTCTTAATCTGTAAGTAGTGTTACAAGTAACAGAACATCCAGGAGTAGAAGCTATTTGAACAATATCTTGTACAGGATTAGATGGTTCAGTTACATAGTATGCACTAATGTACTTAGGGTTGATCCCTTTTGATTTCACTGATTCTTTGTAACCTCCATGATAAGGTCCCAATTTATCAACAGTGTGATAACTTCCTTGTGCAATATACACTAAGGGATTTACTTGGTAAGCAGTAGTAGTTAATGTTGCATCAACAGTTAAGTTGGTAGCAGCACTAAATACACCTACTTGTCCAGCAGTTAAAGCAGAACTAGCAATACCAGTTGTTGTCTGGAAGCTTCCTGCAACGAGCATTTTTTGAAATGCATGTGGAAAATAAGCCATTTTATAAAATATTTAAGGTTAATAATACATTTATTATTTGAGGAATAGTAGTTTATATTTAATACTATTCAGTGTACTTTTGACAGTATCAAGATCATTTACAATTTCACTATAAGGCATTAACCCTTGTAATGTGCTAATCATCTGATATATATCTCTTATATAAGATAAAGATTCTTCTACAGAATTCAAAACAATTGGAGAAAAATCTTCATATTCTAATAGTTTTTCTGTAGCACCTTGAAATCCTTCTGCTAAATCATCAGCATGTCCAGGTAGTGCATCATATAATTCATTTAAAGCTTTGTGTCCAGCAAATGATCCTACACCAGTAATCTTTAAATGCATTTTGTGAAAACTTACTGCAGCATTCATTAACTCAGTAATACACGCAGCAGTTTGTTTTTCTAAAGAATTTATTGAAAACAATTCTTCTTTTTTTAATTTATAATTTTCTTCCATTATCCACCCATTTCATTATCAAGTAATCTTAGTGCAAGTTTATCAGTGCCAAATGCTTCAAGTTTATCAACCCAAGTTTGCATTTTGTCATGTTCTTCTACTTGTTCTTTTAAGAATTTTAATGATAATTCATATAACATATGATCACCTTTTTTAAATGATTCTGATGCCATTTGTTTACACTGTGTGCTAACTAATATTTCATGATCAAATGAATCTTGAATAATCTGTGGTAAACCTGAAAAATTCTGTGCAGGTTGATCTAGACGTGGTGTAAGTGGTTGAATACCAAATGACAATAAATATGTTCTAGACCAATCAGCATGTTTTAATTCTTCATCAGAATATGTTTTCCATAATCCAGCAGCACCTGAATATCCTTTATTATTTAACCACATAGACATTGCTAAATATACTCTTGATGAATATTCTTCTTGTTGTATTCTATAATTTAAATAATCAACACAGTGCTCAGATATAAGTGGGTTCTGTGTTATTTTTGAAGGAACTTGTGTTGTTGCTCCTGCACTAGGTCTAGCTGTTGAAACATTGTCTAAAACAGATATTTCTTTTACAGTTTCTTCTATATTTCTTTTTAACATTCTTGTTGTTGCACTGTTATCCATAGTGTTTAATTATTTAATGTTGAGTTTTGTTTATTTCTTTGGTATTGAGTCATAGATTCTATATCTCCTGCAAGAATAGAACATGCTTCATCTACCAGCATTTCTGCAATATCATCTTTAAATTCACAAGTAACATCCGTAATTATTAAATTTCCTGTTGAAGGATCTACACAATTTGCAAATTTTACTTCTCTTGGTTTTCTATAATAATATAAAACAGGAGTTGCTAATTCAAATTCATCATTTATATACACTTTTATTCTATTACCAGATAGTGTACAAAAAGTTTCACCCCATTTAGCACTTGGTTGTCTAAATTCATCACTAAGAAGAAGATCAATATCAGCAACTTGTGCAAGGTAAACAGTCATTCTTCTTGGTTCAGTACAACAATCTGCTATAGAGTTTACTGCAAATCTTTTAAAATATAAATAATCAGCAGGTAAAACACCAGTTTCATAATAAACATCACGTTTTGTTAATACTATAGGACTTGTTAAAGTATCAGTAAGTAATAACTGTATATCATCTATACTCATCTTAGAAGATTCATCACCTTCTTTAAATTGATTTGCACCATGAACTTGTCTACGCACCCATTCTAACTGTGCTTTATTAAATGCTTCACTAACTTGCCAGCATTCTATGTTATCATAGTCTAAACTGGCAAGCTTGTTTAAGCGTTCTTTTATTTTTATTTGTAATAAACTATTTGTCATGTCTTAACATTTCCATTTTTTTAAGGCTAATGCTTTTCTTGTTGGATCACCATTAGGTTTTTTCATAGGACCTTTTACACCAGACATTCTTGCACAAAATGATTCTTTTCTAGGACCACCTTCAGGTTGAGGTGCTTTAAGATGAGAACCAGGATTTGCTTTATTATAAGAATCTCTTCCTTTCTGGTTTAAACCACCAGAAGGAGATTTACCTTCTTTTCTTTGCCAAGCTGCTGTCTTTGCCATGATGCTTATTTTTTAGATGTTTTTTTAGAACCTGCAATTTTATCAGCAAAAGTTATTTTATTCTTTGGAGGTGCCAAAGAAGCAAACTTTTTTTGAGATGGAGTTGTAGGAGTTTTACCTTTTGCCATAATTTCTATTTTTTAGATTTTATTTTTTTCTCTTGTTTAAGCATCTCAGCTGTAGGTTTCTTTCCAGAACCTTTGTTAGCTCTGATATTATCCCAAAGTCCTCTTTGAGAAGTAGAACCATCTGCTCTTTTAATCATTTGTTTTGCCATGACTTATATAGTTATTAACAACCTCTACCACTTTTTTTAATACTACCACCCATTTTTTTCACATTTGGTGTTGCAATACTTTTAAAAGGAGGAATAATAGGACTAGTTTTATGTATAACCTTTTTTGATTCTAAAGAATCTTTATCTAATTGTTTTTTATTGAATGACATAGTATATAAATTTAAGTTATGAGTTCCAATATTTTTCTGTATTTGTAATTACATCCAAAAGAATTTCTTCATTTAAAGGATTCTTCAAGTATAATAAAATATCAGAAGGGTTTTTACCTAACATAGAACCTGACTTCATATGATAGATGTTACCATCACCTCTTGTTGCAATTAATTTATAAAAATTAGCATCTTTAATTACAGCTCTTAATTTAAGAGTTTCCATATCTAATAGGCATATATCTAAAAACTTTTGAGCAGTTTGACGTTTATTAGTTTCTACTGATTCTCCACTAATGTATTTATCCATATTATCATATAATACATCAAGTGGTGTAGATTTTTTATATTGTGTTGAATTTGGATCAACTACTTTACATACATAAAATAACTTATTTGTATTCTTATCAAACATTTTTTGTAATTCAGCAAATGCTTTGTTTTTAAGTTTTTTAAGTTCTGTTTTAATGGATGCAGTTTCTTCAAACTTGTCTAAATAAAACTTATACCTAGGAGCTTCAGTTCTAGCATGTTGTAATGATTTTGCAATAATACTAAATCCTCCATGTTCAATAGCTCTTAACTTAATAAGATCATAAGGATCATTTGCAGCATCTAAATACACTGGTTCATTACTGCATCTTAATGCAATCTTACTCCAAAATTCATCATTATCAGGTCTTAGTAATTTTACCTTATTCCAAAAATCAGGATCTTTAGGATCAATAACATTTGCAATAAGTTCTTTTTCTAATTGAGCAACAGTATTTCTAATATCTTTTACCAAAGCATCTTTTTCTTCTTCAGGTAAATTTTTTATTTCTGGAGCAAATTCATTAAGTTCTGTAACATATCTTTTAATTCCATTATTTTCAAGACATATAATTTGTTCTTCATGAAAAATTCCTTCAAACAATACCATATTGTATTTTTCTAAACCCATGTTTTCATTAATATTGTCAACAAAAGGTCTAATTGTAACACTGCTATTTCTTTTTAAAGACTGATGCTTGTCTATCATTGTAATTTCCATCTGTAATAATTTAAGTTGTTGTTTTTTTTCTTTTCTCTGTTTTTTATAACTATTAGTTTAAAGCTCCTAAACCACGTCAAGGTTGTTATATCTTAGGAGAAATGCCTACATTTCTGTAGACAAAGTGAGTGAGTTAACACTCAGGGGAGAGAGGATATCTCTTTAACTTGCCATACTATGTACAAGTTACAAATTTATGCTTTTTTATACTTTGTTGGTGACACAGTAGCTTTAGCATTTTTTTGTACTGACTGAGGATTAGTAGCTGATTTAACAACAATATTATTCCCCATTGCACTTTTGTTTTTTACTACAGACTGAGGATTTGTAGCTTTTTTAACTACAATATTATTTCCCATTACTGCTTTATTTTTTCCTGCCATGATTTCTTATTGTTTTAAAGTTATTAAAAAAAAGACCTGGGAGCTATTCTTATGGGAAGCAACCCAGGTACTAATTTTTATTTACTAGAATGATCCACCAGTTACTGGGTTTCTCATTACAATTTTCAATACTTTAGTAGGATCTTTAACCCAGATGCTTGGCATAGTTTGAGTCATAAATACTCTATAACCATTGAAGTTTCCAGAAGATGCAAATCCTTGAGATCTACCCATATAGTCCATAGTACCATTTTGGTAGAACCATTTCAATTGATTATCCCAGCTTAATTTCAACAAAAAGATGTTGTCATTAGTGTTGTCAGTAATATCAAATACAATGAAGTTGTAAGATGATAATGGGTATCCATCAATGATTGGATTCTCAATATCATTTGTGTGAACATTGTCAAATGCTGGATTCAATACAAACTTAACATTTGCCAAGAATGGAATTGTATAACTTGTAAAAGCAAATCCAAAGTTCAAGTCCATTGCATTTTTACCAGAGATAGCACCAACACCAGACTGATCCATGTTAGCAATTAATCCAGTAGTACCACCAATAGTTCCTGAGAACGCTTCTTTTTTGATAGACTCATTAACCATTCTCATACCAGCCATACCAGTTTGAACAATGATTTGTCTGTTTGGATCTGGTCCTTTGAATTCAACTTTACCATTGTAGAAGTTGAAAATTTCAGATCTGAACAACTCTAAGTTGAAAGATCCTTTGTTGTATATTCTCTTATAAGAGTTATCTAATTGAGACCAAAGACCTACTGATAATCTAATATCATCTGGACCATCTTGTTTAATTCTACCACCTTGCCCCCACATTAAGTAAGTCTCAATGTCATTAGCTACTTTAGATAAGTGAGCTGCTTCAAGATTAGTAACAAAAGATCTAGTCAAATTACCATTATCATATGATTTTTTGATCCAGTCTTTACCCATAGATTTAACCATATCATCAATCTTAGTGATAGATGGATCAAGGTTTTTATCAAATGATCTCCAGATTTCAGTTACAGGAACTGTACCATCTGCATTAAGACCACCTTTCATCATCATGTCAGCACGAGAAGAAATTGAATAGTGTACGTGAGCTTCAGCACCTCCTACAAAGTTGTAGTATTCTCTGAAACCATTTTGTAATTCTCCTATGTCAGAGAATTTTTCTCCATATTCCCCACGAGCAGAACCTTTTCTGAAGAATTTAGTACCTGGTTTAAGATACTTTTTGTCTAAGGTAGCTGTGTTGTTGTTGTTTACTAATTGTACAGTATAGATAAATCCATCTCCAGAAGGAAGAATGTCTTCACTAGGTACAATGTAAAGTTCTAGACCTTTATATTTGTCATAAGTGATGATATCACCTGATCCAAATATACGTCTGTTAATTTTAATTTTGAAGAGTGTACCATCAGCTCCTAAAGCTGTTTGTGTAGGTTCTACGTCTTCTACAATGTACGGAAGATCTTGTACAATTGGTGTTTGCCATTTGTACTCTCCACGAGCATTGTCTACCATTATGGTGTTTTTACCACCAAAAGATGCCATCTGATAAAGAGGCATTTCTACCTTTTGCGTCATTGCCCATAAGTCAACAGGTCCTAAATCCATAGGTTCTGAAGTCTTTAGCATATTTTGCAAATGGTATGAATCTACATGCGAACTAACTTTGTAAGTAGTATCACGCAAGAAGAGACCATTGTTTAAAACAGGTGTAGCCATTGTAATTAATTAATTAAGGTTAATGTTTATCTTTTAAATATATTTGTTTGTCTTGTAATCTTTCTTGTAGCTGGTCTTTGATCATCATCATCATCTCTTGTATAAGAAGAAATTTTTCTTGCTTCTTCTGTTTTAAGTTTTCTAACTGTATCTGCAACTACCTCATTTTTTGCTTGTTTTCGTACATTCTCTTTATAATCTTCTGGATCAGAAAGTAACCATAAAGTTTCTGCAATTAAATCATATCTTGGTTGTTTTCCAAATTGATAATCTTCTAAAAGTTTACCTAACATATTTGTAGGTCTTCCTGAGATACTTTCATACTTAACAGTAGTAAGTTCATCCCATAACATCTTTTGTCTTTTACCATCAATCTTTACACCATTTAGTTCACCTGGTTTTAAAGTCTCATATATATTATGCATATATGCTTCTTTTTTAGCTTGTTGTTGTTGTTTAAAATGTTCTTGTTGTGCAAGTTTACCTTGTAACATTTCTTCTTGCAAATCATCTAATTTTGGTTTAAACTGATTTGCTTTTTTAGATAAATTATTACCATCTGTCCATTCTTGAATTTGATCTTCAATTAATTCTTGATCACCATTACCAAATCCTGTAGCTTGTAAATATTGTCTAACAATCATTTCTTGATGTTCAGGTTGTCTTACATCAAGTTCACGAATTTCTTCAACATGTGCCAAAGCTCTAAATAAACCTTTTAAATCATTTCCACCTTTTGCAACATACTCAGCAGCATATTGTAATTCTTCAGGTAAACTTTCAAAGAACTCTTTTGGAGTTTTTGCAGCAACATCATTTTTGATACTATCAACATTTGCTGTCCATAACTCATCAATATCTTTTTCTGATAGATTTCCTAAATAATCATCTAATGATTGTTTAGTTTCATCATAATCATCAAAAGCAAACATTTCATTATTTTCAATTCTTTTCTTTAAGAATGAAACTAATCCACTTTTATCTGTTTTAGTTCTACCACCTTTTTTCTTAGGTTCATCTTCATCATCAAAATCATCACCTGTTTTAAGTGTTGAGTCTAATTCATCAAGAGTAGAATCTACAATTTCTTTATCATCTGTCTTATCATCATCATTCTTATCTAAGAAATCAAGATTAACAGGTTTGTTTTTTGCACTAAATAAGTTTGGCTTATCATCTTCTTCATCAGAAGTTACCACACTATCTGCACCAGGCATTGGTAAAAAGTCATCAATGTTTTCAATAACTACGTCTTCTACCTGAGATTTGTTGTTTTCTGTATTCATCTGTTTAATAATTATTAGTTCTTATTCTTCTTCATATATAATCTACCAATTAAATCTGAAAGATTTAACAGTAAGCTATTTTTATTTTTACATTTTTAACACTATAACGCTATGACTGTTTTTTGTCATATTTGTTTTTATTCATTGCTGCAACTTGCACTTGTTTATTAGCAATTGTTTCACGTACTTGTAATTCTTTATTTTTTAAAGAATTCTTTTCTTGATCATTTATTTGCTGATTAACTTCACGTGTTCTAGCTAATGATTGGTCAACTTGTTTTGCATTTTTCTTATCAAGATATTCTAATGTATCAATATAATCTGATTGTTCATTAGCATTAATATCTTGTGTTGCAGTATTAACAGATGCTCTAACTTCAGCAACACGCTCATTAGATTCTCTATTAAGTTGATTTTGTTCAGCTGTAAATTTCTGTTGAGATTCTAATCTTTCAGCAGCAGCTTGATCTTGCATTTGAATTTCTTGTTGTCTAGCTTGTTGTTCTTGTTGACGTTGAGCATTAACTTTTTCTTCAATGTTTTTAAGAGTATGATCAATTTCAGCAAGTGAGTCAGCTTTGATAAGATTACCTAAATCATATATTGATGCTCCAGCAGTATTGTTAGATAATGCTAAAGATCTAATTTGTTCTGTAATTTGTTTTTGATTTACTTTTGTAGATGTAAATATATTTAGTTCTCTTGCTAATAAATCTGTACCATTGATTTCAAAATTTATCTTTTCATCTAAAGATGTTATATACTGTAACCTTATACTAGGTTTTGTACTATGATAATATTGTGCAAGATCTGTACGCATTTGATGTACTCTAGGCATTAGATATTCTGAATGATTTACAAAATACATTTCTGTTTGTGAATAACTCATGTTTATAGCTTGCTCTATACCTGTAGCAGTTTCTTGTGCATTTACTGCACCCATACGTTGAGGTGTAAGACCAATAACTTCAAATGCTTGTTGTTTAAAATAATTAGATAATTGTATTCTAGACATTAATCTTTGAGTTTGTTCAAGATTAAGTACTTGATAATGTTGAAAGTTTAATCCATTTTCAGTATTTGTAATAGATGTATCTAAAGGTAACATTTGAAAATCTTTCATTGCTACATATGCTTTAGCTAAATTGTTTTTACCCCAGTCTTCACCCATTGAGTGACGTGGTAATGCATTCTGATCAAGCATAATAACTGTACCTAATTCATCTACTAAGATGTCTGCAATCTGATTGTTAGTAAGATTATATCCAATTTGGAATGGTTTCATCTTATCTACTAGCGCGCGCGAGCGTGAATTTCTATCATGAAATACAGAACCTTCAACAGGTAACTTACAACCATATAAACTATTATCACCTTTAAACTGAAACTTTAATGGATGACAATTTAGATACAAAGGTTTGAATCCCATGTTATCATTGTTACCATAGAATGATGGTCTATTAGGACCTATCTTTACACCACCCCATACTTGGTTAATCCATATCCAATCAATATGATCTCCAAATATAAGTGTATCTTTTGTTTTACCTTTTATAACAGAGTTGTCGTATATAGGCTTTTCTGTTACTTTAAAATTTTCATCTACAATCATTTGATGCATAATTCCTTCATCATCTATTCTTGTAAGATGTCCTAACATTCTTTGAGATTTCCAGTATGCTGTAGTAACACGTAATAAAGAGTAATTACTAAAGTCCATTAAATCTTCAGACTCATTTAATATTCTATATATAATGTCATCTCCAGTATTAAGTACTGCATCTTTGTGTGCTAAAAATTGACGCATACCTAATGATGGACCTTCAACATTCCAATCATGTGATCTTGTAGAGTCATAAAATGAACCATCATTTTGTACACCTGGCAATGCATATCCTGCAGATTTAACAGGGTATATAGCTTCTAACTGTTGCATTTGATCTTTGGTCATCATGTATCCATATCTATCTATGATGTCTGATATGGTCATTAAGTCTACTCTTCCTACCCAGTTAGATTGTGATATATATCTTGCTTCAGGTGATTTATGATAGAATGTAAGAACAGGGTTCCATATCTCAATATCATAATCATCTTCATTTAATTTAAAATGCCAGAACTCTCTATCAGTAATAAGCATATCTCTGAAAGCCATATTCTCTAATTCTTTCATATAGAATCTTTCAGTATCTACTGAATGCTGATGTGTTGCCCATTGTTCTACCATAGATCTATAATCTTTTTTAAAGAATTGTTCTATTTCTGGTAGTGTTTTAATACTGTCTGGTGACATCATTTGTTGAGCTTGTTGAGCTTGCTCTTGATTGTTTGGATCTAATCCCATTTTAGAGATGTTCTCTTGCATTTTTTGTTCACCATATGCCATAAGAGTTTCTTCAATCATTCCTCTTTTAGCATCAAGCATTTCATTAAAAGAAGTATCATCTACAGCTCTGTATGTAATCTTATCATTTCTTTTAGCAAACTCTCCTGTAAGAACATTAATAACATTAGGTATAATAGGAAAGAATTTTAACTCAAATGCAGATAAATCTTCTTGAGTAAGTGTATCTATTAAATCAGCATACTCATTATTTTCTTCAACAATATAATCTGTTTTGTCTATAATACCATTGGCTAACTTATAATTTTTTAATAAACGTCTTGCATTACGTCTTATTTGTTTTAGACCTTGCATTTCTAACCAATCTAGATTCCATGCTGCCCATTGCTCATTTTTTTGTGAAGCAAGCAAAAACTGAATAGGCTGAGTAAGTGTACCCATTCTATTATATTCTGTAGTAGCACCTCCTTTAAGTTGAAGAGCATTATATAATTTTGGCATGTTGTATGTTATTTAAAATTTCTAAATGGATTGCGTGGTTTTGTCATGCCACTATTTACACTTTTATTTTTTCCCATATGACGAAAAGGACTCACTTGTAATTTAGCATAATTATTTGACTTTTGCAAATTATCATCTTCTCTTTCAGTACGTTTAGTATATCCTCTATTAGATTGTTGTACTTGTGCAAATGCTACCATGGCACAAAATGCAACTAATCTATCTACGTTAAGTCCATCTCTATATGCTTGCATTTCTTTTAACAACATTATATCAGGTATTCTTTCAATACCATATGTTGTTTTTACAATTGTACCATCTGGTTTTGTTTCATGATCTAACTCTTCTTCTATAAATTGCTGTGCATATGATATAAGATTTGTCTTAAATAATGTACTAACATTTCTCCAACCATATTCTTGAAATACATTTGTATTACTTTGCAATTCTTTTAAGAATAATATTTGACTTTTAGGTACTAAATACTTTTGCTTTCTTTTTGCAATCATATACTGAATAAATAAAGATATATTATTTTCTACCACTGTCCAGGCATTATACCATTCTATAATAAGTTCTAGTCTTTCATGTGTTTTGTTAAGGTCATCAAACCTACCACACCATGCTGCAACAATTTTATCTCTTTCTACATATGAATCTATTGTACCATCAGCTTTATGTTTGGTAATTTCTTGTGATGTCTTGTATACAAATATGGAACACAATGAGTCTGAGGTAGTTGTCTTTCCTTCTGCAACAGGGTCAATAGATGCATAGTACATCCCAAAGGTTATATCTTTTGCAGGTCTTTCCCATACAACAAGAACTCCTTCTTTATTTTCTGTTTTTGCAGATATAGGAAATTCAGATATAGGAATTTTTTTAGATTCTTTTGCTGTGATTGTATTATTTTCATCTCTTGATAATTCTAAAAATTCTTTATAGTATGTACCATCTTCTATTCTTCTAATTTGTGATACAACTAATGCAGGATTAAACTTGGGAGCTTTTCTACTTGTAAATGCTTCTTCTATAGTTATAGGATGCTGAGATATACGCAATTGATAATCATCAGGTTTAAGATCTCTCTTCCATTGTATTCTTTCTTCTTTGATCATTTCTAATGCTTTCTCTACTAGAGAGTTACCATAGTTATCTATACATGGTATCATTGACCATTGCTGAGGTATAAACAATCCACACTGACCTTTAGTACCTTTATCATCTAACAAGTCAGTTTCAACAGCAAGAATGTCTTTACTGTTTGGCATCATTAACATTTCTCTTAAAGGTTCACATTGATCTAAATCTCCAACAGAACCAGCAACAACAAATTGTCCAGTATATACCATACCAGACTTCATTGCAGGAAGTAAGTATTCTAATGTTTGATTCATTTTAGGGGCAATACCTGCCTCCTCATGAAAGAAAAAAGTACAAGGACCTCCTACACCATTTGTAGGATCTTTGTCTAATATAAGTCCTAATAATACAGATTTTAAACCTATATCTCTTTTTCTACCAGATTGATTTATTTCAATCTTTTGTTCCCAGTTAAATATCTTATCTGGAGTACATGGTCTATACCATGCAGTATAAGTATTAAGAAAGTTTCTGTATTCTTCAAGAAAACGCCATGTACCTTTTTCTCCAATATAGTCTTTTAAAGATCCTGCCATTTTATTTATAGAACCTTCTTCAAACCAAAAGTAATTTATCATTTTTCCTGCATGATAATAACTAGATGCTATCTGACGTTTCTTTAATATAAGTGCATGTTTAGAACTATGTCTACCAATTTCTTCATATAGTGCCATATGATACTGTGCATCTCTGACACTAGCAAATCCAAACTTAGATATTTCTTTGTTATATATAGGAAGAAAGTTTAACCACATGTAATAGTCTCTTGAAAGATACCATCTGTTTTTTTTGTTCTTATATATTACACCATTTCTACATTTATCTTTTTCAGTATCCCAATAAGTAATATAATCTTTTGAACGCATTGGAGCATAGCAATACACTTTGTTATTTTTTTCAAAGTTTGTTGCTTGTTCATTAAACTTTTGTGATGTTTCATCAAACTCATATTTACCTGGTTCCTTAAATAAAGACCACATAAACTTTACAAATTCTTCTCTTGTTTCAAAATCTGTGTGTGACCATACATCAGTTGTATCATCATATGTTGGTACAGATATATACATTCTTATGATTTATTTGGAAATTCAAAATCAAAAAGTTGTATCAATAGACTTTCAAAAGATGGGTCTCTATATATTCTATGTGTAGATTTAGCACCATTCCAATAAGCTGAATGATCTTCTCTATGAAAAGCTGTCCAAACTTCTTCATTGTGGTTATAATGAAATAACCAGTTATATAATTGTTCTTTTTCCATAATGTTTACATTTGATCGTATCCTAAGTTTTGTCCTCCTCTTACAGAGCTTTTTTGTTCTTCCATTAAATCTTTATATGCTCCTCTAAATGAGAGTCTTATAGGTTCAAATTTTGCTGCAGCGTTTACAATTGCAGTTATGTTTCCATCTCTACCATCTGTTATTTCACTATTTTCCATATATGAAGCTAACTTATCTAACATAGTTTTGATACCCATGTATGCACGAAACGTAGGAGTTTGGTAAAGCTTTTCACAAAATTTTCTAGCAGTAATGATAGTGTCATCCTCCAAACTAAAATTAACAGTAAGCTGCGAAAGTATAAGTTCTTCTTTTTCATGTTCTAGTGTATCAAAGTATGGGTTTAAATCTGGGTTAGGGCAGGTCATATAAAATAAATACGCGTATACATTATGATAATCTTCAGGATATTCATCCATGATAGTCCTTAAATCTCTTAATGTATAACAATGTTCTGATGGTACAACTTGTCCATTATTTATATCAAATAATTTAATCATTATTTCTTTTTTACTTTATCTTTATTGCTTTCATACCATTTAAGTACAGACATGACTTCACTTTTAAGATAAGGCATTTCATATACTTCTATATCTCTAATTATAGGTTCTCCTTCATCGGATAGTTTTGTTATAGGATATTCAAACTCATCTGTTTGTTCTTCTTCTTCAAAACTAATATGATGAATAATAAGCTTACCTGCTTTTAAATTAGGATTATGCTTCAATATAATATACATATAAATACTTAATTGTAAATTATAATGATTTAAATTACAGTCATCTAGGTGCGCTAGAGGACCTAACATTTTTTTAGAAATACCCTCCCAATTTACAAAAGAAGTTTTATCAATCTTTTTATTAGTCTTGTAATCAGTTATATGTACTGTATCATTAACAATCTCAACTAAATCAGATTGTCCACATATACCAGCAGATTTTAAATATACCATGTGTTCAGGATATATACCATTAATTAACTTCTGTAAGGGAGCTAACTTTTTACCAGTACCATCTAACAAAGGTTTAATAACTGGAAGTTGTACTTCATGTCTTACTATAGTTTCACAACCAATAATATCTTGTTCTCTTTGATCATGATACCAGTTACCTAATGTACATGCTCTATCTGATTCTCTTTTCCAAGCAGCTTGAATCATTGCTGGTGACATACCTCGCCACTTGTTTGTTTTCTTTTGATTTTGAGAACATTTAAGTGCAATTGCTTCAGAATCAAATGGTTGCTTTAAAGCACCAAGTAATGTTGTTACTGATACCCATTTAGTTTTATCTTCTGGATCTATTGATGCATAAGAATGTGTTTGTGCTTCAAATACTATTGCCATAATTAAACAGTATTTAATTGTTGGTTTACAATTGCTTCTTCTTGTTCAGTAAGTTCAGCTTTCCAAAATCCTTTTGGACAATCAGAAGATAAAGATCTTGTCTTTAACTTTAAAGAACATCCACATTCTCCACAACAAGGTTGTGTTCCAGGTACTGCACATTTTGCACCAGTAGTATCTATAAATTCACAAGACCTGCATATCTCATTTCTAAAAAATGCAATGTCTTCTACATGTTTGGTTTTGAAGATGTTGTTCTTTACACCTTCTGCAATCTTGTTGCGTTCTTTCCAAATTCTAATCAAGTTTCCCATCTTTGTATATTTGTTTTTTAAGTTTGACTTCTTGTTTTCTTTCTTCTTCTTGCTGCATTCTTTCTTGCAGTTTTGTAAGTTGTTCTATATCAGCACGTTTCTTTATAATTAACTCATAAGTGTGTACTGTTATATGTTCATCTTTTTCAATTTTATTTACAAAGTTCTGATGTTTTGTTATCATCTCTACTAGAGATTTCTTTTTAACCACAAAAGTTCCCAATTTAGGAACTGATATATAAGGATGATCTGCAAGAGATAGTTTTTTTTGTAATGTCAAATAATAATATGAAACAATATCATCTATTACATCAACTGAAAGATTCAAATCTTTTGCAGTCAACTCTACTATACTTTTACGCTTTATTGGATTCAACTGCTAAATAATTATAGTCTAACAATATGTTACCTTTAGATTGTATATCAATATTAGGATTAAGTACAATTACTTTTCTACCTGATTTAGATTTTACAATAATGTTTCTTTTTTCTAATTTAACAATTCTATTTCTAATGTTCTGCGCGCGCGTAGATAACTCTTCAGGTGCAACATCAGGATAGATTATCTTTGCAGAAGCAAGACAAAATTTACCTAACTCAATAGGTCCCCATATAACAAGAAGTGTAAGTATCTCTAAATCAGAAGGTATAAGATATTCCTTTCTGAAAAAAGATATTTCTGTTATAAGTTGATACTTAACTATATCTTGTGTAGATAATCTTAGTTTTTTATTTATTTTTTTTACTTCCATTTATGTATAAAATGTTGGTTATTTAATGCAAAATGCATGTTTTTGTATAGAATACTATACATTCTTGTGGAGGTGAGGAGAATCGAACTCCTGTCCAAACCATGATCAATAATACAATTTATACAGCTTATAGGTAATCAACTCAGTTGATGACTCCACCACTCTATTTAATCTAACAGAGAAATCTTTATGGCAATTTTTAAAGTCTTGAGCCAGTGTTTGACTGAATTAATCTAGGCTGCTACAGCAACTTCTTCTCTAATCAAAGAGAATACTTTGTTCATGTTAGCTTCTACTTGTGCGTTGTCTCCTAGAGATACTACACCAATTGTGTTTTTGCCATTTATTATATTCACCTTAGTTTACAGTTATCTCTCTGGCTGATTGTATTACTTACTAATGACCTGTCAAAACCAGTCACCCCCAGTATTATTTTCTATCTAATGATACGTTTTTACAAAATCTTATTTCTTTATTGTTCAATGTCCAAATCTCACCATCATCCATTGCACATGTAAATAATAAGTCATGTTCTTGACTATAATCAATAACTAAAAAAGCATAACCTTCCATATTATCAGATACTCTTTTAATAGGTATCATTGGTTCTAATTGTAACATCATACTTTTATCTTTAGTTGCGTGGGAGGGAGTCGAACCCTCAGCTCTGGAATATGAGTCCAGCAAGTTACTATTACTCTACCACACTATAAAACAGTTGTTTATGGCACAACTGACTAAGCCTTCAGTAACTTTTGAATACCCCCAGAGTTACAAACTGTGCTAACCTACGATTTAGAGAGCCTCCACGCCAACACTATAAGTGTCTGTAATCTCTGTCTTCGTTACGTACCAGTGCACTGGCAGAGGTCTTTCTACCAATAGATTGCTATATCACCTTCGTATATCATCATTCTTAAAGCACCATCTACTTCAATAATTTCTGATGATTGTAATGCATATGTAGCAACATATACTTTAGCACCTACTACAGTATTAGGATTTGATACATCTGCACCAAGAGCATATATCTCTAAAGAAGTCCATCTCTTCATATCTTCTGCATCTAACATTGCTTTTGTTTCATCAGATAATTCAATTGCACTTTCTTTTCTTACAGGTTTAGTAATCAATACTCTCTTTCCTGTCAATTCTTTAAAAGGTGTTGTCATTATTATTTATTAAAGGTTAATGCTTTTACTACTGCCATTTGTGCTTCTACAATTTTCATTATTGCATGATCAATAATCTTACCATGCATAGGAGCAATCTGTTGATTGTCAAAACTGTTAGCTAATGCATCTATCATACCAGAACACATCATCTTAACAGTATCTACCTCTGGCATAGATGAAGGGTTGTGACTTACACCAATTATCTGTTGACCAAATGTCAACTCTTGCTTAACTGTTTTTTCTTCTGTACTCATTACTCTTTTTTAAGTTTTCTTACTGGTGCTTCATCATCTGTAACTGGATCAACTTCAGACATCATTTGATTTTCAGGTTGTGGTTTTTCTGAAATACCAACTACATCACCTACCTTAATACCTTGTTCTGCTAACTCAGGATTGTTATCCAAATCCTCTTGTGTTACAGTGTGAGGAACTACTCCCTCTGGCATATCTTGTGGTTGTTGTGGTGGAGGTGCTGTAAAGTGCGCTTGTTTAGCAATTGCCTCAACTCTTCTAGCATCAAACTCAGCAGTTTGACATACAATCTCTGCAAGATCTCTTCTTAGTTTTGCAACTTCAATTTGTTCTTTATAAAAAGATAATACTTCTGCTTTTGTAGGAACCTTTTTTTCTTCTGTTTGTGTACTCATGTTTTTGTTTATTTAAATTAACACTACAAATATATAAATAAAAGTTTAACTTTTACAAATTTATTATATATTTGTAAAATAATTTAAAAACAAACAAACATGAAAAAGTTATTTCAATATGCAGTATTACTGCATTCTTATGACAAAGACAAACTGTACTTAGATTCTAAACTTATTATTGCGCCAACAACTGCTTTGGCTAAATCTGAAAAAGATCTTATATTTAAAATCACAAGAGACATTCCTACAGAATTTGCAGAGAATCCTGATAATATACAAATACTAGTTAGAAATTTTTAAATGTTCCAGACTGGTCTAATACTAATGGTACTGTATCCTTTAGTAATTCTGGAACTAATAATAGACCTTATGATCCAAGAGAAGCAATGTATAATAATACAATTACTAATAACACAAGCAACAGTTATAGTCTAACTGAAGCATTAAATACAGCAACATTATGAAAATAGAAGTTTTAAAATTCTACGCCAATTGGTGTGGACCATGTAGAGCACTTTCTCAAAGATTAGAAGGTGAGAAACTAACAGAAATAAATGTAGATACAGAACATGAAACAGCTATTAAGTATAGAGTAAGAACAATCCCTGTTCTTGTCTTTTTAAAAGATGGAGAAGAAGTACATAGAACTACTGGTCTTATAAGTAAGAATGAGTTTGATCTTATACTAAATGAGATCAATGATGAAAAGGATGTAGACAATATAGAAGTGACAGCAGAAATTGTAAAACCTAATACAGAAGAATAATGGGAGTAACAGTAAGATGTAAATTTAATTATGGACAAGTGGTATATGTCAAGACAGATATAAACCAAGATCCAAGACAAGTAATAGGAGTACAAGGTACAGCTGATGGTGGTATGCTTATAAAACTTACTATAGATGGAGATGCCAGCTGGCACTATGAATGTGAAATATCAGAAGAGAAAGATGTAATGTTAGCAATGAGTAACTAAGTCACTTGGTGTAAGTGGGAATGAATACCACAGTAGATAAACATGTCAACCTAATGTTGATGGATGAGAGTTCAAATCTCTCAGTGACTTGAAACCCTGGCAGTGCTGCTGGGGTTTTTTGTTACTGGTGTTTTAGCAAAAAAATTTTGGTATTTTTTAGATGACTTGAGAAAGAGAATGTGAGTACTGTATACCATAACCACCCCACGCCAAAAGACAAGCACCACCATACCCCCACTTGAAATAGCATTGTAATATAAAATATAGAATAACTTTGGGAAAAGTTTCTGTATAGAATGTTATTATGTTATGAAGCCAACTTTCTCAGGTGAGAGTTAGTACACTAAGTAATATAGCTTAGTAGAAAATAATCTGCTTCATTGTTCCATTGTATTGTGTACAGATGCAATGCAGAATATTATATACTATAGGCATAGTCAACTCCCCCTGACTGTGCTTGTAGTGTGTAGTATTATTAACATGTGGCTGAAGAGCATTGTACTTATCACTTTCTAAGGTGTTGTCTTATTGCTTTGACATGTAATACCAAAGGAAGCTTTAGCAAAGCATTATTATTTATTATGACATAAGGCACACTGTACCCTCAAGTGTGTCTTATTGTTATAGTTGTTGTTACACAACAAACCACAACACATCCATTTAACAGAACGTTAAACAATAATATTATGACTGAGAACCAACTGATTGATGAACTTAACATGTCAAGAGAAGAGATTGCTGAAAGAGAGTATGAAAGAAGACATTGTAATGATGAGCAGGAGTAATCCTGCTTTTTCATTAAAGACATGACCACAACACCACCAAAGTATATAACTCTTAAATAAATAAATCATGAACAATCTTGAAAGAAAACTTATTGAATTAACATTTCCAACTATCAATGTAGATAGTCTAATGGAAGTTATTGTTGTAACACCTAACGCTACAGTTGCAACAGAAATCTTATGTGGTGTATATGTAGAACCTGTGTTTGAGAAACACAAACTTACATCAGAAGGCACTGCGCGTACATTCATGTCTTATGATAAATGGACTGAACAGATTAAGTACAAGTATCTTAGTGAGATAACTGACTACTGTTACTTTCCTGAAACTGTTGACAAATATACTATCACTCGTGATAACTATAAATCACTTGAGTGTGAATATGGTAGTACAAGCAAATCATATAGATATGGTGTAAAAACAGGTGTTATGGAAGAGCGTACTGATTGGTGTAGTGTTAAAGATTGGAACAGACTTAAAGATAATAAGTTTGAACTATCAGCAGAAGAGCTTGAGGCTACATTGTAATAATAAGAGTGTTGTGTAACAACAGCACTCTTTTTAAAACAACAACCACCACACCGCCACCAAACAGAGCGCAAAAACAACACAACCCACCACCACACACCCAAAAGGTTCAGTATAACTTTAAATAACTTTATTATGTCTATTACAGTAGCAAAATCCAAAAATGGTGTTGATTATGTAACACCAAGCAAAACTCAACGTGACGCTTCAAAGCCACGTGGCTATTTCAGAATTGAGCAATCTTCTGAAAACATCACACCTAATGGTCTATTAGTTGTGAACACTAAATCTATGTTGATTAGTGGCGAAATCAGCAAGCTTGAAAAAATGCTTGCAGATAAAAACTATAAGCTTGCAGGTTGTCTTCATATTGAAGAAGTTTCTGAAGCTGATATTGATAACAGACCTGAGCTTAAAAACAGGCTGAATATCAAAAAGGAATTAAAAACAGTTCCTGTTGCTGATTATACAGCTGATGAAGTAGCTGAATATGAAACAGCTCTTGCTAAGTTTGTTAAGCGTACAGGTGCTGAGGGTGTTGAGCTTAGAAACAATGGTAATAGAATATTACGCTTCACAAGCTACGACCCAACAGGTGTATCTGTTGACAAATTGTTGCAATACAACAATGTTGAGGAAGTTAATGCATTTAGAATTGCTCAGGAGCAAATAGGTGCTTCATTACCTCAATAGTAAGTTGAGTTGATTAGGTTAGAACACACCCTTAACAGGGTGTAGTTCTTTCCAACATAAGACAGAAAGCAATTCTTTAGAAAGATAACAACACTGTAAGTTATTTATCAGCATGTAACAAACTAATAGTTTTACATCTATCAATAAATTCTTGTTGTGTTTGTGTGTGTTTCATTATATTACATTTTATACAACATGAAATAATGTTGTCAGGTGTATATCCTTTTGTGTTATCAACTCTATCTAAAGATATATCATTAACAACATCATTACAATAATAACATTCTTTCTTATAGTAAGATTTAAGCACATCAATTGTAAGAGTATATTCATATCCTCTTTCTTTAGCACTGCGTTTATAATTAGAATGTTTTCTTTTCAATATCCATTCTATATCAACACCTTGCTGAAGTTTAAGTTTGGCTCTTTCTTTATTAGTTTTGTTTACTTGTTGTCTAACAGCAGTTCTACATTCTATAGAACAATAAGAAGGTGAACAAGTATAAAATGTTTTTAATGTGATATCATATTCTTTACCACAGTGCTTACATGTTTTCATATCATTAAGTATTGATTACATTATAATATACTACTTTTATCTCTAATTACCAAAAGAGATAAGAAAGTTGTCTCCAGCCTGTGGACAAAGTAGACTACTAAAATGTAACTTGTTAGTATACAAGTACTTATAAAGTATTATTTGTTTGAGAAGATAGTGGATGAGAGTGGTTAAGATGATGACAAAACCACTCTCCTACTATTATAACTCAACAAAAAACCTCTCAAAAAACAATAAAAACTGCGCACTATATAGCTATAACACTGATAGTAAGCAAACAAACAAATAAATAATCAAATGAAAAAATTCATAGGTCAAACAATAGCAGATGAAAAAGGTAATTATACTATTACCTATATAGATCATAATGATGTTCTTATTACTAAGGATATGAACTTATATAATATATAGTTGTTTTTTAATGACTTTTATTTCCACCCGCTTTATTATGAAAGAAAGTAATCACCAGTCAATGCTTGAAGACTGATAGATGAAAAATCACCTGTGCCTTATATGTAGGTTTAGCACGTTAAAATTTACCTAAGATAGCAACACATATTTTTTAATCTCTTATATCAAACAAATGAAATCAACAAAAATTATGTTAGCTGTAATAGCTACAACTCTTATTACATGGATTGTAATGGGACTAATAGGTTGGATGTTCTCTGATCTACTGTTTAAAGAATGTATGACGCATGGTGCAACATTAATGCTTATGTTAATATTTGGTTGGATACCTGCTATATTTGTAGGTTCTGACCTTAGTGAACATTTAAACTCTTAATCATTATGAAAATAATTAATTTTATCCACAGGACTTACCAAGAAATCATTGTAGCATATATGTTACTTAAAAACAGATACAGAACTGTTAGATTTCATAAGACATTAGTCAATGGCTATTTCTTTGGTTACTTTGAAGTAGCTAAATAGTATTATTGTTATATTTTCACAGGCAAAAAGCGACATTCTGTAAAGCACGCTTTTAGTAACAATAACAAAAAACTCAATAACCTTCCAAGATGTTGAGGACACCAGTTTCTATGATATTATAGACAGTACGTTTAGGAGAATGCTGAGAACAGCTCTGTCGTATTATAGTTTTAGGTGTAAAACACAAACAAATTATTAACTGACAAAATAATAAAAGATGATAACGTATAAAATACTACATCCAAAAAATGGTGTTCTTAATACTGATTGTATTAGAGGACAGTTTGCTTATGAAAAAGTAACACTTGTAAAAGCAAAATCTTTGCAAAATGCTTTTTATTGTTCACAGAATGATTTTTCTGATGAATATGCTTCTTTGAATAAAAGAAGTACATCAGTAGGAGACATAATAGTAGACTTAAGACATGAGAAACATTATTTTGTTTCAGGTGTTGGATTTACTGAAATACCTCACACTGTTGCATCATATATTGATTGGACAAATGAATTAGAGGATTTAAAAAATGAATGTGAACTCAATTCATTAGAAAATCAATCTAATGAGCAATAAAGAACAAAAGTATGCTACAAAAGTCTTCAACAGTCTCAAGAGTGCTGAAGGCTTTAAAGCTATGCTTGGTGATAGATCACTACAATCTATTAAACAAGACAAGCTTGGTAGATACAAGGTGAGATGGTTAATAGATAAGTCTAGACCATTAGTAGATAGATATTCTGGTTATACACCAGATTTTGAAGAACATTGGAAATTTTAATAACAAATACTTAATAACAAATAACATGAAAATTAAAATTTTAAAAGACGAAGACAACACTCCTATTGGTTGGTCAATGAAGGGTGAAAACAAGAAAGAAATAGCTAAGTTATGTGATATACGTAATTTACAATATTTTGGAATAGATGACACTGCTATTAGATATAATGGTAGAAAAAAGAGTAATGATAAAAAGAATAATCCTGGCATATTATCTTGGGTACAACAAAGATTTATATCATGAGTATAACAGATAAACAAATTGAGAAGTTTTACAACAAAAACAGAGAACCTGATGTAAAATATACTAAAATATATAGTATTTCTTATAAACTTAAAGAAATAATACGTGAAATTTTAACAAACAAATCTTTTTAATAACAATTATTATGAAAAAACTAGTACAAAATTGGAGAGTAAAGCTGTTAGCTTATCTTACTCCAGAACCAGAAATGAAAAGTGAATATGTAGATAAAGTTGTATTTCTTTTAAGAAGGGACTTTAATACTACAGAACAAAATGAAATTGTCCAGTCTATCACTAAAAAGCTATCAGAGCTTAGAGATCAAGACATGACAAATATGGCAAATGCATATGATATACTACAAAAAGATGCTTTGCATCTTAGAAGTGCTATATCATTTTAGTATTACTCTTTGACGGAAGAGTATTGTTGGATGTAAACTATAGAAATCCTTTCAAACCTTGAAATGTAGGTCGTACAAATGCTTTAATTAGTCAAAAATACTCAGTTTACATCTTGCTTACTTAAAGCTATTCATATAGGGTATAAATTTGTATATAGGTGACAGCAGGAAAGACTGCAATTTGTCAAAATTACCTTTAGCAGAACACCTTTGTAGAGAAAATTCTATAAGGGTGTTTCTGTTATTAACTCTAAACTCTTTATAACATGGCGCATAGAGAAAAACGTAGAAGATTGCAGACCTCTGAAGGTTTATTAGTTGCATCAACTGACCCTGTTCAGTATAGTTGCATTAAAGTATTGACAATAATACACAAGTACAAGTGTAGAAATTACAAAAGAATTGCAAGATATGTACAAAAAAAAGATCTTTAACCCTCAAACACAATTAAGATTATGGCACTAGAAATTAGTCCTGAAGAAAAGCAACATTATGCAGAAATAATGTTTAACAAAAGTTATGATCGTCTTACACAAGAAGAACAAACTGATTTACAAACCTATTATGAGCAAGAAGCTCAGTATATAGAAATAATGGAGAAATATGGTGAATCTGGAGTTTCCAAAGCAGTTAAGAACATCTTTATATAAGTGTATTCTTAGTTGTAGACAGATTGATGAGAGAACATTTGCTATAGATTTAGTTCATCAAGAATTAGAAAATGTAGCAGGTGTTCTTAAAAGATTAAGAGATTATAGAAATGAATTTTTAAAAGTAGAAGATGTTTCTATAATTAATTTATCAA